CTGTTTTGCATGGAACTGAAATTGACATTGTTTCTGCGCCAGCGTGTATTGAGATCAAAGCAGGGTTGACTCATGGTGTCAAAGCAATAACAGATTGTGTTTGGTTTTGTATTCATGCCACTGACGAAAAAGACCCGTCAAAAGTGGATGAAATTTTGATTAAGGGAGATTGATATGCCTATAGCCGCCGCCACAATTATGGGAGGTGCATCACTGTTAGGTGGTGCAATGCAAAGTAAAGCCGCTAAGAGTGCGGCTCAAGAATCTGCACGAGCACAACTTGAAGCGGCAAGAATTGCGGCTGAAGCGGCTAAGTTTCGCCCTGTTGGTGTAACTACTCGCTATGGCAGTTCCAACTACCAGTTTGATCCTAGTGGCTATCTAACTAGTGCTGGTTACACAGTTGCTCCTGAATTACAAGCCTATCAAGATCGATTACAGGCTCTTACAGGCGGTGCTTTGACTCAAGCGGAGATGGCACAGCAACAGTATGCTCCGCTTCAACAAAGTGCTACAGGGTTGTTTGGATTGGGTCAACAGTATTTGGCTCAAAGTCCTGAACAAGTAGCGGCTCAATACATGGCACGACAGCAAGATTTGCTTGCTCCTAGCCGTGAGCGTCAATATGCTCAGTTGCAAAACCAGTTGTACCAAACAGGTCGTGGTGGATTGTCTGTAGGTGCTACAGGTGTTAGACCAAGTGGTGCGGCTGGTTTGGGTGCAACAACTCCTGAGATGGAAGCCTATTACAACGCATTAGCGCAACAAGATGCGGCTTTGGCGGCTCAAGCTCAACAGGCTGGTCAACAACAAGTGGCATTTGGCACAGGATTGCTTGGTCAGGGTGCTGGGTTGCTTGGACAGTATCAAGCTGGTCAGGTTGGTGCTTTGAGTCCATTTAGCACATATTTGGGTGCTGGCTCTACTATTGAATCTCTTGGTCAACAACCTTTGGAAATGGGTTCTGCATTGGGAGGTCGTGCGGCTACTGCTGGTGCTAATGTTGGTCAATCATTGCTTTATGGCGGTCTTGGTGCGGCTAAAACAATTCAAGGTGCGGCTGGTAGCGGATTGGGTCTTGGGTTGATGAATTTAGGTAGAAGTCCTGAGTTTGGTTCGGCTATAGCGAACTGGTGGGATAAACAAGATTTTGGATTTGGCGGCTCTCCTACAAATGCGTCTGGATACAGTATTTCTCCAAATGCGTACAGTGGATACTATGGAACAACTCCATCAGCTAATTTGACCAGAAGTCCATTTGGTTCTTAAAGGGTAAATCATGGCAACATCAGAAATCTTGGGATTATTTACTACTCCACAGCAGTATGAGCAACAGCGTCAAGCGGCTATGGAAGCGCAAGCCTTGCAAATGGCAAAACTTAGTCCAATGGAACAAGGACAATTTGGTATTGCTCTTGGCGCACAGCAATTAGGTCGTGCCATTGGTGGTGCTTTAGGTGGAGAAGACCCACAACTCAAGATAATTTCACAGCGTCAGGCTTTAGCTGGTCAACTTGACCCATCTAATCCTGAGGCTTATATGAAGGTTGCACAGATTGCCGCACAGTCTGGAGATCAACAATTTGCTATTGCTGTTGCTGATGCAGGAAGACAAGCCGCTGTTCAAGTTGCACAAGCAAATAAAGAGCGTCAATTGGCTGTACCAGCAGACATCCAAAAAGCGCAAATGATTCCTCAAATTCAAGACGCTTTAGATCAATACAAGGCATTACCCCCATCACCTGAAAGAGATAGAGCAATTCGTATTTTAGAAAATCAATTGAAAGTTTTGGTTGGAGAGAAGGCAACCAACATTGCCGCACCATTGCAAGTTGCCAATCGAATTGCTGAAATTACTAGAATACAAGCTAATCTTGATCCTGCAAGTCAAGATTACAAAATTCTTCAAGCTGAAAAAGACCAACTTCAAAGACCAGAAAAACCATTTACACCAGCGGCACAACTTCAAGTTGCATCTCGTATTGTTGAGATTGTTAAGGCTCAAGCTAATTTAGACCCAAATAGTGAAGAATATAAATTGCTTGAGGCTGAAAAAATACAACTTCAAAAACCTGAAAAGCCAGAACCAAGAATTTCTGTTGGTTCTGATGCAGAAAGAATTTCACTTGAATTGTTCAATGTTAATTATGGAGATTTAAACCAGACTCAAAGAGCCGCTGTAAACAAACGAATTGAGACTGAAGCAGTAGCAAAAGCACCAAAAATAACTGTTGATCTTAAAGACCCAACTGCTGTAGCTAAAGCCAATCTTGATGTTATGAATAAGTGGGAAGGGTTCTTGAAGGCTGGCGGTGATGTTGAGACTGCAAGTAGATTTAAGGCTTTGCAATCTTCTGTGGCTTTAGCTCAAGGTGGAAACCCAGCCGCTGATGGCGCAACAATATTTAATATTGGTAAGATTTATGACCCATCTGGTGCTGTGCAAGAAGGTGACAAAAATACCATTCTTGGAAATCCATCTATCCCACGAAAAATCCAACTTTTAGCTCAAAGAGTATTTGAGGGTGGAAGTCTTACTCCAGATCAACGCAATGAATTGTTAAAAGTTGGAACTGAACTTATTAAAGGCAAGCAAGATCAACTGAATATTTATCGTAAACAGTACATCAAGAAAATGAAAGACTTGGGTGGTACTGAAGAAGATATATTAGACCCATACCAAGGCTTAATTAAGCCTACTGGTGCATCTGTTGTAAGTCAAATACCAACTGGTAAATCTTCAGACCAACCACTTACAACACAGCAAAAAGGCAAAGTTGTAAAAAAATGGTCTGATCTTAAATAAGGGTTAATCATGGATATTGAACTGCCAAATGGGGTAATCATTAAAGACATTCCAGAAGGAACAACTTCAAATGAAGTAATGGCTAAAGCTATTAAAGCTGGTCTTGCTACTCCAGAAGACTTTAGGCGTGTTTTGGGTATGTCTGAACAAGTAACCCAAACACCACCTCCGCAAGTGCAATATAGAGAACCTTCTTTGGGTGAAAAAATTATTGGTGCTGGCGAGACAGGGTTAACGCTCTTTACTGGTGGCACTACAGGTCTTGCTGGTACTATTGGCGGTGCTTTATCTGGTGGCTATGAAGAGTTGAAATCTGGTCAATTTGGTACTCCAGAAGCGGCTAGAAGGATTGAGCAAAGAGCAGCATTGGCTGGTCAGCAATATACCTATATGCCAAGGACTCAAGCAGGGCAAGAACAAGTTAAATTTCTTGCAGAGGTTGGATCAGAACTTTTGCCACTTCAACCAGTAGTACCACTAGGTTTATTTACCCAAGGTACAGGACAAGCCATTGTGCCATCTATTCGGCAAGGAGTTTCTACTGTTCGTGGTGCTTTTAGCGAAAAGCCAATAATGCCAAGAATTGAGCCTACATTTGGTGAAAGTGTTGGGGCGGCATCTACGCCAATGGCTACACTTCGTGAAGCAACAGCGACTAATCTTCCTGTTCCTGTGACCTTAACAAAGGGCGCAAAAACCCGTGAGGCTGAACAACTTGCATTTGAAAAAGAACAAATGAAGGGGCAGTTTGGTGAACCTTTGCGTAAAAGAATTGAGCAAAACAACCTTGAGGTTCTTCAAAACTTTGATGCCTTAATGGAGATGACAGGTGCTCAAGCGGCACAATCTGGATTTGCGGCTACAGGAAACAAAGTAATTGATGCTTTGTCTCAAGGTTGGCAGGGTGCTAAAGCAAAGACCAGTGCGGCATATGCAAAGGCTGAAAAAGCTGGTGAACTTCAAGCACCAGTAAAACTTGATTCATTGGCTGATTACATCAATCAGAATCTTCCAGAATCAACAGTTGCCCCTATTCTTAATGTTGCAAAAAACAAGGGAATTCAACTTGGAATCCTAGAGCAACTTGATGATGGAACAGTCAGAGCATTGCCAGCAGATTTAAAAAATACTGAGTTATTGCGTCAAAGCATTGGCAAAACAATTGGCATAGAACCAACAAATAAGAAGTTTGGTAGTGAACTTAAACAAGTTATTGATGCATCTACAGAAGGTGTTGGCGGTGATTTGTATAAGCAAGCTAGAGCATTGCGTGAGCAACAAGCTCGAAAATTTGAAGGTCGTGCTATTGTTGCCAATTTACTCACAAAAGTAAAAGGCAAGGATGACCCAAAAATTGAGGCTAGTGAAGTATTCCAAAAATCAGTTTTGAATGGCAGTCCAGAAGAAATCACATTCCTCAAGCGTGTCCTGTACACCAGTGGTAAAGATGGACAGAATGCTTGGAAAGAGATTCAAGGCTCAACTATCAATCACATCCAAGAAGTTGCAACAAGTGGTGTTGGAACTGATTCAATGGGAAGAAAGATTGTTTCTCCAGCAAAGCTCAATGACGCAATACAAAGCCTAGATAAAAATGGCAGATTGGACATTGTGCTTGGCAAAGACAAAGCTCAAAAGGTTAGAGACTTAAATGAAGTTTTGCAGTATGTTCAAACAGTACCGCCAGGAACTTTGGTAAATACATCTGGTACTGCTGGCACTATTTTGTTGGCAATATCAGAGGTTGGTGGTGGTCTTGCATTTACAGGTTTGCCAGTACCTGTTTTAGCGGGTATTCGTTATGCAAATCAATTTGTAAAAGACCGCAAGCTAAAAGCACGAATTGAAGATGCTTTGAATAAGGGAGACTGAAATTGACCCAATCACAATTTGCCTCATGGCGGCAGGGCTGGTCAAGCAGATTCAGCAAGGTGTTGACCTTTACAAGCAAGCCAAAGATCAGTTTGTCCAAGTTAAGCGAACTGCTGATGAGGTTGTGGCTATCGGCAAGGAACTTGGTGGCTTCTGGAGCAAGCTACGCAAGTTCTTTGCTGGTAGCCCAAAGCATCAAGTTGCAAAGCCTGTGGCTAAGTCTAAAAAGTCGGATTATGTCGATGTTGACGAGACTCAAGTCAAAATAGACATAGTTAAGAACCTGACAGAGTTCTTCAAACTTCAGGAGCAACTGGCGGCACACATCAGAGAAGAAGAAGAAAAGAGTCTGACAGTCTATGACCCTAATCAGAACCATATGGAGGCGGCTCTAAAAAGGGTGATGGCGCAACAAGAGATGGACAGATTGGTGATTCAGATTCGTGAGTGCCTCGTCTACAGTGCGCCTCCAGAAATGGGTGCTTTGTACAGTTCTGTATACGACATGAAGGATAAGATTGAGGAGGAGCAAACTCAGGCAAGGTTGAAAGAAGAGGCTCTCAAGAGGCAAGAACAATGGCTACGCAAGGAGGAAGAAAGAAACCTACAAGCAAAGCTAGGGGCGGTGACAGTGACTTCTATATTCCTCCTTTACCTGTGGCTGTGGTTCGTGTTCGTAAGCCATTGGGGGAAGAAGTAATGGGTTGGATTGCGGCTTGCGTGTTGATTGCTTTACTGCTACCTATCATGGGTTTTCTTTATCTTGACATCTTGGAAACAAAGAATGAGGCTAAGACTCAGGTTGAAAAGGTTGAGAAGTTGAGAAGACAAGTGGAACAAAAGGAAAGGGAGAAAGAGAAATGAAAACAGTTTGCTTGATGGCATTGGTTCTGTTGATGGGTTGCCAAGATAGGTTTAGATACCCTTGCCAAGACCCTCAGAATTGGCAAAATGCTGAATGTAAGCCCCCAATCTGTACCGCTACAGGTACTTGCCCTGAACAACTCGTAACCCCAGAGAAGGAGAAGAAGTAATGCCAACAGTAGGATTCAAACCAAACAACCGCATGAGTGCTGAAGAGATTGAAGTACGCATTTGGGCAATCGTGATCTTCTCCCTGACCATGATTCTTCTTGGCTCTGTAGCCATGTTCTTATATAGCGTTTCATTTGTCACACAACCCATGTCAGGCATGGCGGCAATTGATAAGGTCTACACCCAACAGATCAACACCATCATGGTCTTCATTACTGGTGTACTTGGCGGTGTAGCTGGTCGTAGTGCTGTCTCAGCCAGTGCCAAAGCTATTGCCAAGGCAGACGCTACAGACAATGACGAGCCACCAACACCATGAGCCTATTTAACCCTTATGTGCTTCTTGGCATCCTAATAGCGGTGCTGAGTAGCTTTGGCGGTGGGTATTGGAAGGGTTCGCATGATGAGGTAACTCGTCAGCAACTTGAAATAGCACAACTGAATGCTGAAGCAAGAGCCAAGGAACAGGTGCTAGTTTCAGCCATTCAAACTCAAGCCACTAAACTTCAGAAAGCAAATCAAGATGCAAAACTTGCGAAACTTAAGCGTGATACTGACATTGAGTCTGGTGCTCTCAAGTTGCGGATTCCTGTCAAAACGCCCAACTGCACCATTCCAATGCCCGAATCCACCACCACTACCAGCGGAGATAGTGGAGGAGAAACAAGAGCCGAACTTAGTGCAGAGGCTGGAAAAACTCTTTTCCAAATAGCAGAAGAAGGCGACAAAGCCATTATCAAGCTCAATGCTTGCATTGAATCGTATAACCAAGTCAGAGAAACCTTAAAAGGAAAACCATGAACCTATCAGCAAACTTCACCCTGAAAGAACTTACTAGATCAGACACTGCTGATCGTTTGGGAATTGACAACACTCCAGATGATGAGCAAATCGAATCATTGCGTCTGTTGTGTGAGAATATCCTACAACCAGTGCGTGACCACTTTGGCAAGCCTGTGAAGATTAACTCAGGGTTTAGATGCCCTGCTTTGAACCAAGCTACTGGTGGGTCTGCAACCTCAGACCATTGCAAGGGACAAGCCTGTGATTTTGAAATTGATGGTGTGTCAAATCCTGATTTGGCTCTATGGATTGCTGAAAATCTCAAGTACAGTCAATTGATCTTAGAGTTCTATACACAAGGTCAACCAAATTCTGGTTGGGTTCATGCCTCGTTCAATCCTGATAATCTGAAATGTCAAGAACTGACTGCTGTTAAGGTGGCAGGGAAGACTCAGTATCTGAATGGACTTGTAGCATAAGCGGTTTCCTGCAAAAGTGCTTGTGGATGAGGTGTTCAAACAAGATCACCTCACCACACTTCTGGCACAACCAAGCTACGCCTTGGTCAACCTTAGTTTCCCTCTCGCCTCGCAGACCTCTGCTTCTGCCATAAAAGGTGCGTATCTTGACAATCATTTCTTGGTACTCAATGCCTTGGAATAGATGAAGACCTGATTCTTCTCGTTGATGTCTCGTTTGTCCTGTTTACGCTTGGCAAACTCCTCACCCTGCTTAAAGCGTTTCATCTTCTCGTCACTGAGCCATACAGAGGGTTGACCTTTGTAGTCAAATGCTGTTTTCATTTCTTGTTCTTCCTAGCTTGATATGGGTGATGACCTTGAACTTCTTTTGCTTTCAATTGTTCTCTGCGTTTAGCACCAATTATTTTCCCAACATTTATCATTTTCAGTTCGGCATCTCTTGTCCAGATTGAGGGTTGACCTTTGTAGTCCCATGCTGAATTCATGTGTTCTTCTCCTCGGCGTAGCCGTTCTTTTGCTTGAGTTTGGCTTCAATAGCTTTGAACTCTTTGTCGTGAATGTTTGAATGCCAATCATCTCGATGTTTTTCACGTTCCTCATCTGTCAGCCCTACCCATGTGCGCTGTGGTGGGGTGGCTCTAACCATGTGTTTTAACCAATCAGCCTGAAACCACTCATCTTGCCCGTTAATCCTGACGCATAAGTCTGTGTGATGTGCGTGTTTTAAACGGTTAATTAGGAGTTGAATGGAATTTACTTGAAGCGAATTTATGTTTTTTTCAGTCAACAACCACGCCACAGGCTCTTGGCTTTCCAACTCTGCAATGGCTTGCTTCCCTACTTTGATGGCTTCTGCTGTGCCAATGGGTTCACCGCCATGACACCATTCCAACGCCTCTACCATCTGTTTCATTGCTTCAATCATGCTTGCTTCTCCAATTCACTGATGAATTCTTGAATTGTGAAAAATGCTTCTTCTGCGCCAGACAAACCCAGTATTGGTTTGCCGTTTACCGAGCCTGATGGTTCTATCATTGCAAGTGTTGCAATCAACATTGCAAATTGTTCTTCAGTTATGTTCATGTCATCCCCTGCGTCAAATATGCAATCCATACACTTGCGCCAATGGTAAACAGCAATGCAATAATGATTTCATGTTGGGTCATGCTTTACCCCTTATTGCATCAACAGTTCTTTGCGCCACATTGTCACTTTCACACTGACTATAAACAATGGAACAGCATCGGTCTTGTTCTTTGGCGGCTATCAGTTTGGCAAAGGCTTCAATACTTAATCGAAAATCATAATTAAATTCATTTTTAACCCCTGCTTGATGAGCCATCTCATAGATTTCATCTTGTGTCATTGCTTCATTCCCCTGATGAAAATTCCAAAAGAACTCAAGGTATCTTTCCCAAATCCTTGCATCTTCTCAATCTCAATAGCAACCTCTTCCAAAATGTCGTTTCTCAACTCGTCATAAACCTCTTGTTGGGTCTTGTATTCCTCAACCTGTCTCTTGCGGTTCAGCGATTCATTCATGCACAAACTCCTGTAGTTCGTTAATGCGTTTATTCAGTCTTGCTATTCTTTGCTCGTTGTAGTTGACAATGGACTGTGAGTATTCAACTGAAGTCTCTGCTTGTAACTTAGCAAGTTGTGCCTCAATGAGTTCCTTTTGCACCACCTCCAAAGGTGTCTTTGCTCTGAGCAAATCCTTGACATATTTAATTGTTAAATCTCGCCAGTTCATGCCTTTTTCCTTTTACTGTGGCTGATGACCAAAACTCTTTCAACCTTTTCCTTGGTAACGAATCGGTGCAAGTTTGCACACTCGTAGCGTCTATAGGTTGAACCATCAGACCTTTGACGAGTCTCTAGGGTGCTAACCCATTTATCACACACTGGACATTTCACTCTTGTTCGCTTTCTTTTAGTAGCCACAAAACAAACACTACGCACACTGCTACGCCCAAGGCGAATGCGAATATCGCTATCAGCATGAAATTTACTATGGTTTCTAGCATGATTGGTCACCCCTTGATCTTTGCCATCGAAATACAGCAATGCGCCAGCACAAAGCAATGCCACCATGACCTTGCGCCAGTGGTTCATTTGGTTGTCGCAATCAGTTCCAACTCAGCATCTTTGAGTTGGTCTTTGATGATGTTCAACTCCTCCTCCACCATCTTGAGTTTCTTTTCCATCCTGTTTCTGGTCGATCTCTCAGCATTGGCGTATCCAATCAAAGCAGATTCTGTAGCTACCTTGCGTATAAGTTGGATGATCTGGTCACGACTCATAAAGCCACCAGCAATGTCTTTAGATGGCGCAATCTTGCTGATGAGTTCTTCCAATTCTTTTTCCATCGTCATGCTGTTTCTCCTTGTGGTTGCCGAATATTCCATGCGTGTTGCAAGGCGGTGAAGTTCATGGGTGCAATGGTCACAGTGGACAGGAACAAGCCCTTGCCATGCGTTCTGCGCCCCCAATCATCTGTGGCTTTGACATTCTTGAGTTCATGCCTCTTAACAGCGTTGTAGACAGTGTGAGGCTTGAACCCTGCATCTACCAACTCATCCATAGTGCGAGGTTCTTGGCAGAAGTCTTGTAGGGGTGTCATTTGACTAACTCCTTTGCAATCTCAATCAAGAACGGCACAGCCAGAATCAAGCCCACTAGGGTGGCTTGTAGGGTTTGTTTAAGCGTCATCATCATTCTCCTCGCAGAGTTCACAAGTGGGGTGTTCAGGGTCACGGCAATCGGGGTGTTGTGACAGAAGATATTGGTAGCGTCTGAGGTGACGAACCTCAGACTTGATCTCCTCTGCTTCTGAATCGTCAATCTCTCGCATCTTCAATTCTCCTTTTAGGTTGAAAGATGGGGCTTGCGCCCCTTGGGGTTTACTTGCGTTCTACTGTGCCAACCAATTCGCCATCCATAATCAAAAACAAAATGTGCTTGGCGATGTTGAGTACTTGGCGGCTACTATTTTGTGCGCCACCAGCAATCAATTCTTGAGCATCAGACATCAAACTAGCCACAATCATGTTTGCGCCTGTAAATTGGTAAGTGATGGATTCTTTGACAGATTCCACATAAGCGTCAATATCAGCGATTCCATACATATTCATGTTGAGTTCTTCTTGAGCAGTTGTTTGTGTTGCGTTTGTCATTTGGAAATCTCCTTGAGGTTGCGTTGTTGATGGAGTGAATCATACAGTGATTAACTACCTTGTCAACTACCCTATAACTAATCCCCCACAATTTAATCAACTATTCAATCACAAAAGGCTTGACCAATGGGTTGAAAGTCTCTAGACTCCCCTACCACTATGAACACACAAACCATGCAAACCATTGAAAACATTAAGGAAAAGGCTGAAATCGCTGGCTACACCATCACAGATGTGGCTCGTCACGCTGGCTTTCACCCTGCCCAAGTTTCCAGATATGCCACTGGTAGAACAATACCACTGGTGACCACCATTAGGCGGCTAGATGAGTCGGTAGATTCCCTGATTCAGGCTCGTTTTAAGGCTCTACAGGGGCTGTTAAATGACTAGGCGCACCATTGGCATTGATTGCGGTCTGAATGGGGCTATAGCCCTTGTGGTAGATGGCGAACTGGTGAGGGTTGAGGATATGCCCACAGTCACCCTTGAGAGGAATGGCAAGACCAAGCGTCAGGTGTCAGTGCCTGAGTTGGTGGACATCATCAAGGAACTTGACCCTACAGAGGCATACGCTGAAAAAGTCTTTGCGATGGCAGGGCAAGGTGTGACCAGTGTATTTTCTCTAGGGCGCAGTCGTGGGGTGGTAGAGGGAGCACTGACAGCCTTACGCATCAAAACCACTCTGATGACCCCCAGGACATGGATTAAAGCGATG